TTGGCCTTCGGTGAACGGTAAAAGACCGCCCACCCAAGCCAACAGAATCCGTTTTAAGCCCTTGGAATATCACCAGCGCCTGCTTGTGCGTATCTCATCGGCAACGGCCGCCACGCTCGAATCTGTGGCCTCTGGCGGGTATTTGCGCCTCCGTTGCTCAGCGAACCACAACGGGAGCGGCTTGTTGCCGCGCCTCTGGTTGCATATCCGATGAACCGGTTGCAGGTTGCTCCATGAGAGCGGGTCGCCTCCTCGTGATACTGGGACCTTCTCGTCCACCTCGAACCGGTACGGGTGCGGCTTCGTCTTGCCGTCCTTCGGGTCGGTCCATGTGGTCAGTGAGTAGTCAATCTCTCGACCGCACAGCGCACACGGTAGCCGCATCGCTCTCATCCTCTCGATGAGCTGTGAGCGGCGCCACCCGTTGGCGCGTCGTGGGTTGTTGGCCATGATGACCTCCAGATATGCGGAAAGCCTCCCACGAGGGGAGGCTTTCCAAGCCAGGAAGGAGTCGAGAGACTCAAGTGATGGGGACGGGGGCGACATCCCACGGTGCCATGTTACAGGCGAATCGGTAACATGAGGGGAGCGACTTACTCCCACGGTTGGGCGCTTGGCAGCGCTCGCCTCCACTCCTCTGGCATCCAGTTGTAGATGTCCATGAGTCCCTCGCGAGCGATTCTCATGCAGCTCTTGGGATGGTAGCTCGTGCGGGCTGCCAGTGCTGTCCAGCTGGCTCCCTCGACCCAGTGCATCCAGCAGAAGCGTCGAGGCACGGTCTGGAAGCAATACGCCATGGCCTCGCCGTACTCCTTGGAGGCATCGAGCACGACGCTCCCCCACTGCTCTCGAAGCTCCAGCAGTCGGGCGACTCCGTCGCCCAGTCGGTCCCCAGAGCCTCCAGCCGGTGCGTCGGTGTAGCGGATGGCGCCCAGAGACAAAGAGCTCTCGAGTCGCTCCATGTTCTCCTCGAGTGCTCGCCTCGACTCGTCGAGCTGTCGGATGTGCTCCAGATAGGCAGCGACGCACATGCGGACGACGTTGATGTCATGGATCATCGCCACCTCCTCCTGTCGTCGCGGTCCTCCATGCGCTCGTCAATCATGCACCACGCGAACGCGAGGCCGATGACCACGAGGACCAATGTGGCGCTCATCTCTTGCCCTCTGCATCGTCGACGATGGATTCGATGACGACCAACAGGTCGTGGCAGCGCTCGCCCTTGGTCAGGGAGAGCACGACTCCGGTGGCGAAGGCCTCGAGGCGAGCGAGCTTGATGTCGAGGTCTCGCACTTTGCTCTCCATGTCCTCGAGCTTCTTGCTGCGAGCTGCGAGGAGCCTCGCTGCGCTCTCGAGCCTGTCCTCAGTGCTCATATCGTCGGTCATGTTCGTCTCCTCTCTCGTGGGGCCGGCCGGCCGCTTGCGGCTCGGTCGGACGGCCCTGCTACTAGTAGAGTTGATAGATATATCTCTATATCTACTTCTTAATATGTCGCGTGACGTCACGCTGTCGTCACGCACTCCGTCACGTGACGCGTCACGTGATGCGTCACGTGACGCTCCGCCCTGTCTTGGCGGTCGCTCTGTAAGTCTCGAGGTCGGCCTCTGCTTGGCGTTTCCGCAGCCTATAGGCCTTGGCGCGGGCTGCGTCCTGGGCCTTGCGCTCCTCCATCGCCTCGGCGTTTTGGTGCTCATACCAGCCCGAAATGACGAGGAAACCGTCGCAAAACTCGACCATTTTTAGGCGTGTGCACAAAGTGTAAACACGCTCGATTTTGGCCGGTTTTTGCCCCAATTCTTGGCTCATTTGTGCCAAAAAATCGCGGCCTTCCTGAGTTTTCCACATACCAGAGAGCCAGTTTTCCACACTTTCCACATTTTCTGGAGCCTGTGGAAAACTCTGGAACGGGAGCAGATGGAGCCTGCCCCCGTCGTTGATGCGACCGGCCAAGCAGAGCAGCAGCACCCAGCACAGGACGAGGGTGTCGCCGTCGTCCTGTGTGCGCAGATATTGGACCTTGGGATTGTGGGCCAGCCCAGTGTCGAGCTTCACCCATGCCGCTCCACTCACTGCCGCCTCCTAGAAGGGGATGTCTTCGTCAGCGTAGACATCCGGCTGGACGTAGCGCTTGGCGGGCTGTGGCTTTGGAGCGGGCGCCTCGCGTGCGGTCATCAGCTCCAGCTCGTCGACGATGACGTCGAGCTTGGAGCGCTTCTTGCCGGTGTCGCGCTCCTCCCAGCTCGACCACCTGAGCCGGCCTTCGATGGCGACCTTGGCGCCCTTGGCTATGTAGGGAGAGACAGCGGCGGCACGAGTGCCGAACATGACGCAGTCGACGAACACAGGCGAGTCCTCCCACTCGCCGGTCTTGGCGTTCTTCTTGCGCTCGTTGACCGCCACGCCCAGACGCAGGACGGACGTGCCGCTCGGAAGCGCCTCGAGTTCGGGATCGCGGGTCACGTTTCCCGCGATGATGACCTTGTTGATGCTCATTTATGACTCCTCCTCTTGATGGGTTCGAACAAAGACGAGCGCTCCTGTCTCATGCGCTCGAGCATGTGACAGGTGGTCGCGTCGTCGGTACACTCGGCGCTCCCGAACTTGGCGCAGCCGGAGATGTAGCAGTGCTGGGAGCGGCGCTTCTTGGCCCTGTCGGGGAAATGGATGTAGGTGCCGCTCACCGTTCACACCTCCATGGGCACGACCCTGGGCTTGCCATCCTCGCTCTCGTAGTGCACGCACCACTCACGCGGCGGCAGCTCCTCCAGATGGTCGATGAAGCCCTGCGCGTGTTGGCGACGGCACCGCAACGGGTGCGGCCTGCCCAGTCCGACAATCTCCACGAACCAGCGGCAGCTCTTACAGCTCTCGAACTCCTGCCTCATCATTCCTCCACCCACTCAGCGCTCTCGAGAGCCTTCTGGACGATGGATGGAGCCTTGCCGCCCCATGCTTTCTTGGCGATGGCGGCATACAGGCCGGCGCGGCCCCACTGGCCGCGAGCGATAGAGCCACTCCCATGTATGAAGGTTCCATCCTCCCGCTCGCATAGCCCGCTATTGACGTTTGCGTGACAGCGGCGGCGCGAGATACACGAACATTCTGTGCACTTCACGACGGTCTTGGTCTTGTCACTCCAGAACACGATGGTCGCGGGCGGGTTGTAGATGACGCGCTCGATGGTCGGCATGTGGCCTTCATAGACGTCCTCGAAAGAAGCGGTGAGTCTAACCTTGAGGTCTACAGGGTCGATGTACATGGCGCAGGCGGTCAAAGTGATAGGCATGTTGGCGTGCACCACGCGCGAGATTTCTGATGGGTTCATTGTGCTCCTCCCTTCGGGAACTTGTCGGCCATGGAGCGCAGCGTGTCGGTGCTCCACTCCGTTACCTCAGCGCCGAAGTGCGCCTCTTGCTGGGCGAGAAGCTCCTGCTCGTCTTTTCCGGTCCGATCGCAGTACTGGCGCAGGGCCGTCTTGTAGGCGTTGAAAGCGAGCGCACGCTCAGCGATGGACGCATCCTCTGGAGCACGGTCCGGCGCCTGCTGCGCTGCTGCCTGCTGCGCTGCTGCCTGCTGGCTGGCGGCAGAGGCGACCTCGTCAGCCGAGGCGATGGAGCCATCCGTGCCGATGCCCGCGATGCCCAGAGCGCGGCCGATGGCCGAGGTCTCGCAGTTCTCGACGTAGCTGGTGCGATTGATGGCGCTGGCGCCTCGCAGCTCGGAGGCGGTGCCGGTCGCAAGCTCGACGCCCATATTGGATACGGTGGCCTTGCAGACAGCTCGCTCCTCGTCGAGCACGATCCACTCGGTCACGATGGAGCCTTCGGGGAATACGTCCCAGAAGGCAAGGATGCGGGCGTCGACGGGGACGTATTCCTTGCCTTTGATGTTGACTGTCTTGAGGCGCTGGTTGGCCTCAGCGCGGCTAATACCGGCCATCTAGCTCCTCCTCTCCGATTGGGAGCAGGCGCTCGCTCGCCGTGTCCAGCAGGTCGACTAGCTGCACGTCGCCCATGAGCGGGCGCACGGCCTCCCACTGGCAGCCCTTGAGGCCGACGTACTTGATACCATCCGGTACCCACTCGACGCCGTCGACCACTGCGCCAGTGGCCGTGTCGATGATGTGGCCAGCGACGCGGGCCATCTCAGGCTCGGAGATGAGCGGCTCGTAGTAGATGGCCTCGGGCCAGCGCTCGGCGACCTCGTCGATAGGTAGTTTGGCCACGTTGATGGCCCTGACGCGCTCGACGTATCCGTTGGCCTCGAGCCAGCGCCTGTAGGCCTCCGTGTCGGTCGTCTCGATGTGGGCCTTCTCCTTGGCCACATACAACGTCCCGACCTTCGCGCCATCTAGCACGACGTCGCGCTGGGTCGTGCCGTGCTCGCGGTATGCGGCCGCCAGCTCGCCCTTGCAGTCGTCCTCGAGGACGCGCTTGGCGTCCTTGATGTGGCCCTCGATGGCCTTGAGCACTCCAAGAGTGGTCAATTTGTCCATGATTCCCTCCTAGCCGACGACCTCGCGGTCGTCGAGATATAAGACTTGGATGTAGATGCTCGCGTTGGCGCCACGTGGGCCTCGGCGCTTGCGCGAAACATTGAGCAGGATGACCTGCTGGTCGTCGTGGAACGCCACGCCGTTCAATGAGTCCAGCACGAGCTTGGCGGTATTGTCGAGGTCGGGCTTGGCGCAGACGAGGCGGTGTTCCTCGCGTTTCTTGGCGCTCTTGGCGACCTCTCGAGCGACGACGATGTGGACCTCGACGGGGCCGCGCCACTCGCTCCATGCGAGGCCATGAGCGTCGGTCCATGCTGAGCGAATAGCGGCCTCAGCGCTCGACGTCGCGTCTGGCGTGTAGATGTGGCCGCCTCGTCTGCTCCAGCGCGGTCGCTGCTTGGTCGGTAGCTTCGGAAAGTCGACGCAACAGTCGAGCCGTGCCTTGGTGGTCGCGAACCACGTCATAGCGCACTCCACTCTGTCTCATTGAATGGGTCATACTGCAGTTTGATGTCGTGCGACCACACGAGCACATGCTGGAGCAGCTCGTGCTTACCATCGGACAGCATGACAAGCTCGCGCTTGCCGGGGGTCTCTCCATGCTCGAGAGTGATGTGCCCCCATTCGTCGGGATTGAGCCTGCGAGTGCCGCATGGCTTACCTGCTTTGTCCAGGACGATGCCGAGGCAAGGGCGCTTCACGATTCCAATCATCGCGCTACCCCCTCGGGAAACAGGCCATCCGCTGCGCTCCTGTTGAGCTTGAAGCGGCCACGCAGCCGCACGTCGATGGCGTCGAGATAGCGAGCGAGACAGGGTGCTATGGCGTTCGGGATCGAGACGTGCAGCGTATGCCTCGTGTATTGGACGAGGTAGTTGATTGAGAGCTTGTACTCGCTCGAGCCAGCCTGCGCGACTGCAGCGCGGTGGAGGAAGTCGAACGCCTTTGGGTTTGCCTCCAGCCACTCCTCGCATCGCTTCCACAGATTCTCGCCCTCGTCGTCGAATAGCCTCATCTGGTTGGTGGCCGGCTCAGCGCCGTGCATATCGTCTTGGCGCATGGTCACTCACCGCCCAGCAGTAGGCCGAGCACCGGCATCCAGCCGAAGATGACACCGAGGCAGACGATAGCCTGCAAGATGTCGAGCGCCACCTGCTGGCGCCTCTCTGCCACGAGCGCTAGCGCTCTGGTATCCTGTCGGCGGTCGTGCGTGCGACCATGGGCGCGGGTGTCTTGGCGGATGCCGCGCCCTCTCTCTTGATGTCTCATCATGTTCTCCTCCTGTTACCTGTTGACTAGGCTGTCTACGGTCACGCCGTAAACCATGGCGAGCGCGGCCACCGTGTCCACGGTCGGGATGACCTCGCCTCGCTCGTACTTGGAGAGTGCGTCTCCGTTCTTACCGATGACGCGGGCGGCCTCGTCCTGCGTCATGCGCGGGACCACCGCGCGTCGTGCGGCCGCGAGCCTCGCGCCGAACGCTCCCCTGTCGAATCGCTCCATATGCTCACCTCCTCCCGTTGACGATTGCCACCATTCTAGGCGGCTATCGCCACCGATTCAAGCCTAGAGACGCTTGTGCGGCGGCTTTTTGGTAACAATGGGCGGATTAGTGGCGGGTGGCGCGTATAATCGCCACGCTGGAGACAGAAGGGAGCGAGCGATGAGAGGACTAAAACAGGCGCGAGAGCGTCGAGGAGTGACTAGGCGGCAACTATCGGAGGCGACCGGCATCCCAGTCGCGACTATCAAAACATGGGAGCTTGGCTACAGGGAGGCAGGCATCGACAAGGCCGCAATCGTAGCCGATGCTCTTGGGTGCCCTGTCTCTGAGCTTGTCGGCGACGTCGAGGTCCCAGACGACGCGGTCGTCTACGCCTACGCTCGCCTGTCCAAGGAGGACAAGGCCAAGGTGGCGGCCTTCATAGCCGGATTGCAGGCGGCCAAACGATGAGCGGCGCGGGCCAGATCATCCAGCGGGACACGACGGTCCCGCGCTCGAAGTGCCGCGTATGGCGCCTGCGTCTGAGCCTCGGCCGTGACCCTATGACGGGGAAATACCGGACGGCCAACAAAACCATCCACGGGACCTACAGAGAGGCCCAGGAGGCGCTCAGGCGCTGGGCTGTTGAGCTGGAGCCTAGTACGCGCCAGAAGATGACGCTGGGCGAGTACATGGACGACTACAAGGCTCGAGAGCTGGCAGCAGGCCGCAAAGTGGCGCAGCAACACGCGAGCGTCTACCGCCACCTCGGAGCTGTTCGGCTGTGCGACATCGACGCGGGCCTCGTGACTGCGTGGCTCGACCGGCTGGCGGCCGAAGGATACAAGGATTCGACGCGGTCCTCATATCGGTCCTACCTCATGCGCATCCTCAAGGATGCGGCACGGAGCCACACAATCGCCTCAGAGCCTCGGCTCGACCCCATGCGGCCAGCTAATCGGTCCCAACCTAGAGAGGCGCTCACAGGCCAGCAGGTGGCCTCTGTGATGGGTCTGCTCGACCCAACCGACGCCCACCACGTAGCTGTCGCGCTCGCGTTGCTGGCCGGCCTCCGTCGTCAGGAGGCGAGCGAGCTGCTCATGTGGGAGGATGTCGACCTCGAGGCTCGGCTCATGCGCGTCAGAGGCACAAAGACAGCCGCGAGTGATGCCGTGGTCCCTATCTCGCGCGAGCTGGCCTCCATCCTCGAGCAGTGGCAGGCGTCGAGCGGCCGCGCATCCGGTCCAGTGGTCGGGCTGACGTCTAATGCGCTGGGCATGTGGTGGCAGCGGTCACGGGGCAAGCTCGGCCTCGATGGCGTGCCGTTCCACGCCCTGCGCCACACGTTCGTCTCGCTGCTGGCGCAGGCCGACGTCCACCCTGCTGTCATGCAGCGACTGGCTCGCCATGCCTCGCCGACGATGACGATGCGGGTATACACCCACGTCCACATGGAGCAGGAGCGAGCTGGTGTCGACGCGCTCTCCGGTCTGCTGGATGGGACGAAAAATGGGACGAATAATCCCGCCTAGACAGCCCAAAAGACGCTCACAGGGCTAATATCTGGCCTGCTGATCAATTCGGAGCCGGCCGTGAGTTTGGCCGTGTCGCTTGTACTTTGAAAGTGTACAGGACCTCATACTCGAGGCCCTGAGCAGCAAAGACGGCCCCTCATCGGGGCCGCTATGGGACGAATCTGGGACAAAGAGCTCTACGCGGTGCGCTGGTGCTCTGCCACGAATAAGCCACAAATAATCCCAACGAAACGAAAAAAGCGCCCCACCTCGGAGCGAATCACGAGGTGGGGCGAAGTGACGGCCGGAGGGTAGCCGGTCACTACTTGGAGAGACGGGCCGCGAGCTTGTCGGCCACGGCATCAGCGAGGCGGTCGTAGTCGATGATCTGGCCAGCGTCGCCCATGGCGTCGAGCTTGGCCGCGATGGCGTCAGTGGTGCGCCTCGTGCGGTCGAGCACGTTGGCGACGTTGTTGTAGCTGCCATCAGGGAGGAGCTGGTCGTTGAGCTTGTCGGAGAGTTGCATGTCGCTCACCTCCTCCCCTAGCACAGCGGCCAGTATGGCCTCCGCCACAGCCTCATGGCGGACCTGCAGGGCCTCAATGTCAGCCAGACGGTCGATAAAGCAGACCTCGACGATATAGACGGGCAGCACCACGCAGTTGAGGATGTACAGGCCTGAGCTGTACTTGACGCCACGGTCACGCAGGCCCAGCACGTTGGCCATGTTGGCGGAAATGCGGGCAGCCATGGAAGCGCCCGCACGCTTGCGCCAGACCTCGCAACCTGTCCCGCCTCCACTGTTCAGGTGGACTTGCAGGCACACGTCGGCGCCTGAGCTGTTGAACTTGGCGGTCTGTTCTTCCAGGTAGCCGCTCGGGCCGTGATCCGTGTATCTGCTCGAATCGCAGCGCACGCAGCCAACGCCCCATGCGTCAGCCAGACGCTCGAACGCATCACAGATAGCACGCGCCTCGGCGTTTTCGCTGTAGCCGTGGCCAGTCGCTCCGTCACAGTTCGGGCTATGGCCCGCTCCTATGGCGATGCGCATGGCCTACTCCTTGCCGGCCTTGACCAACTGGCCGAGGCTCGCTCCGCCCTCGACCTCGGGGATGCCGGAGATTGACATGAGGATGGACAGGATGGCGGCCAACAGGACAGTCGAGCCGACGACGGCCCAGTTGACCTCAGAGAAAAGTATGGCCGAACCGATGGCGGCGATGGCTGCCTGCGCAGCGGTGCGCAGCGCACGGATGCCGGCATTGATGAGCCACAGTTTGACCTTATCGGACATGATGAGACCTCCTAAAGGGTAGAGGCGATTATCTCGGTGCGGACGCGGGTGTATTCGGCCTCGGCGCTCTCGAGCGCCTTTATAGCCGTTTCCACGTCGCCGTTGAGGTGCTCGCCGTGTGCGTGCTTGAGTAAGAGCTTGAGGCCGTCAGTCTGCGCCGACATGACGTCATACTGCGCCATGGTCATCCTGCGCTGATGCTCCTCGCTCGCGCGTGCGCGAGAGCGCTGGACCTGAGCGACGGCCTCGATGACAGCGACAGCGACAGCGGCGACGGCCGCGATGATAGAGGCGCCCATCAGCGAGCGCCTCGGAACACTGCACGCGCTCGCGCCCTATCGTCGAGCAGGGCCTTGTAATCGTCGCGGCACTCATCGAGCACACGCTGGAGCTGTGCGAAGCTCGAAGCAGAGAGCAGCTCGGAGACGACCGCCTCGAGAGCCTCGTGCGCGTCGTTGTCGGTGTGGTTCAAGTAGTAATAGGCGGCTTGCTGCTGATCCGGATTGCCGGACAGGTAGTCGTCGAATCGGGGCATTACTGCCACCTCCCATCGAATCTAACATACAGTTGGAACGTGGCGGCACCAGTGCTGGTCGCACGCATCAGATACAACGGCATCGAGGTGGTAGCGCTGCCCTGTCCGCCCGTGGTCTCGAAGCCCATGATGCCCACGCCCGTGCTGCTGTTCCGCAGGCTCACGTTCGGGGCAGGCGTCGCGGCGAACAGGCCGGATGGGAAGGCGGTGGCGGGGACCGCCTGCCCGCTCTCGTACACGCTGCCCCAGTTCGCCCAGCTGCTCACGTACAAGTCGTACTCCATCCAGCACTCGGCGCGACCTGACAGCCACTTTCGATACGTCCAGTTTCCGCTCGTGCCGCTTTCGGTCACGTAATCAGCAGCCTCCGCGCTCAGAACTCCGTTCGAAATCGAAAGGCCGCTACCGATCCTCACCCCACCAAGCGTGTCAGCGGAACTCATAGAGACAACGCAATAACCTATGCCATTGTAGGCGAACTCGATGAGCGTGTTCGCGCTCCATAGGAGCGGGTTCGTTTGCCCTGTGATAACCCCGTTGTACCAGATGTCCTTGGCACCTGTCGAGTTGATGTTGAGGGCGACTGGTCCAGTCTGGTATGTATTCGCCGTTGTGAATAGGATTGCCACACGGTTGGCTGCCATCAGGCGATAGTTCTCGACCGTACTAGTTTTCGTCCGTGCGCTTGCTGTGGTCGATGATATTCCGTACCAAGACCCAGCGCCATCTGGTGATATGACAGTCGCGGCTGCACGAGCGGAGATATAGCGGTAATACGTGCCATCGTACACGAATGTGATGAGCGTGTTCGCCGACCACTTGAGCGTATTCGATGTCGAGTTGGGGGTACTCCCGCCTATGTAGATCGACTTCGCGCCTGTGCTGTTAACATTGAGTGTTGGAGTAGCTGCTGTGTTTGCTTTTGTGAACAGCACGCTGATGAACGCACCGGTTTCCAAGACAAAATCAGCACACACCACTGCTTTTTGCGCCGTTGTTGGCCCTGTGCTGCACGTGCCATACCATGTTGTCTGCTTTTCGACTTCCAATGTACCAGTCACCTGTTCCCCTGAACGTGTATGCGCTGTCACTCCATCTCTCAAATCACTGGCAGTGATCGTATCACCCGTAAGATCGATGAGTGTAGTGTTACCGTACACGACCTTGTTGACGGCACGGGTTGATGGCGTCGGCCCTGCTGATTCGCGCTCAAGCGCGACGGGTATTGCGTCCTGCTCGAGATACCAATCACAATCGGTGTCAGTCGGATAATCGAAACTAATGCCGTTATCATCACCGTATTGGCCTGGGTCGAGTATCGCGATCACGTTGTCGTTGGCGCCGCTAATCTCGAACATGGCGATTCCAGCTTCTTCGTCGTAGGTCCCATCTTCCATCGTGGCAGTTATCGGATAGGTGAAGTCTCCGTTGTCGAACGACAGCCGCAGCGGCGCATCGCCAGACAGGATCGTGGTCAACTCGGATGCGCTGTAGCCGCTCTGTCCTCCGTAGAGAGCGCCAATATTGTCATCGCCAGCCGTCACCCACGTTATGAGTGCTTCCCACGCCATGATCAGCTCCCTGCGATGGTGACGGTCTTGCCACCCTGGGCATTGTCTGTCTCGGTATAGGGGATGGCGTTGATGACGACCTCGGACATGCCGTCGTACCCAGTGTCTGGCAGCAGCGTGAAGCCAGCAACGGTCGGGGTCGCGGTCTTGGTCTGCAAGTCCATGCCTTCCTCGGGCGACATGCTGCCGGTGACGCCGAGGATGACCACGCCCTGACGGATGTTCGTGGCGATGATCTTCGCCTGTTCCGTCGAGCTGATGGACACCTTACCGCTGCCATCATGATAGCCCGCGGGGATGGTGTACTGTTGCGTCTTCGTGGTGATGGTTCCAGTCACAGCGCCACGATTCGGCATGGTGCCCGTGACCTTCGAGCCATTGACGTATGCCGTCTTCGTGTTCAGAATCTCACCAGCGGTAGCGGTGGCATCGGACGTGTCAGCGTCATAGGCGCAGGTGCCCGTGGCCTGCTGGCCGCTTTTCAGATGGAACTTCTTGCCCGATAGTACATCACTCGCCACCGCGGTGTCCCCGGTGAGGTCGATGAGGGTATCTTCACCGTAGATGACCTTGTTAACGTATTGATTGCTCGCCATGCCTTCTCCTTTCTCAATCACCGGCGATGGTGACTGTCAGTCCACCCGATTCGTTGCTCGTATCAGCACGCGGTATCTCGAACACGGTTATGTCATCGAGGACGCTCGTGTCCTGCGTGGCGAGCGTCTGCTGGTATGTCCTCGGCGTCACGGAAGTCGCCCCGGTGTAATCCGGCAGCCTCGTGCCTTGCGGGATGACAGCCCCATCCACGAAGCCATCGAGCGTGAGGGACACGCCCGTGGTGCCGCCAGCGCTGTCGACGCGGAGCGCGACAGATGCCGTCGTGACTGTGCGGTCAGCATAGATGTCGTATGCCTTCGAGACCTTGTAGATTCCGGGGTTAACCTGCACAACGTAGTCGGTGCCATTCATGGTCGCCGGAAGCGGTACGCTGGTGATGACGTAGCCGTCGACCGGACTGTCCATGGAGACACCCAGCACGCGGAAGGCGCGGATGCGCCCGCTATCGTAGAGCTGGTAGTACCAGCCCTGGGACACACCGGCGTCGATTATGAAGTCCGCGCTGCCACCGTGAGGGCCTCCCACGATGGCGACAGCCAGCGCCTGCGTCGCGTGCATCTCGAGGACGACGCGGTCGTCAGCCTGAGCGCCACAGCAGTCGATGGCGATGATGGCCGTGGTCGAGCCGTCAGGAATGACCGACAGGTCGGTCCCTGAGACGCTGGAGACTGTCGCAATCTTACTAATCATACGAATCTCCTCAGTCTCGTCTGACACTTCGAGCCGACGCCCAGCGTGGTCGTCCTCGTCGCTGCTGTCATGATCCACGACTCGCCGGCCTCTGGGTAGTCGACCTCGACGACGTCGCCGATGTTGTAGGGCACCCACAGATGCTCAATCTCGATTGACTCGACCGCCGAGACCTTATCTGACAGGCGGCGCGCTGCCAGAGTGTCGAGCGCCTGCTGGTCTGCGATGTCGGACACGGTCTCACCGTCGTCCACCCAGTAGCCTCTAGATGCGTAGCTCAGCGGGTGCGCGTCTGGCAGCGTCGCGGTCGACGACAGCGGCGCTCCGTCTGCTGGCGAGCTGATGACGGTGTAGGCGTTGGGAGCGGCGAAGGTGTCCAGCTCGTGCGTGACAAGAGGTCCGAACACGACGCCATCAGCGGGCGAGCTTGCGGCGCTCTGCATCACGTAGGCGGGCGAACGCTTGGACGGGTCGACGTAGCGACGAAGTAGCGCGTTGCCCATGCCGTCGACGGTCACTCCTGCGAAACCTGCGAAGGCTGCAAGGTCATTGACGATGTCGAGGTAGCTGGTGAGCGGGTCGTAGGTTTTGGCCGTGTTGAGCGTGGCGCTCGAGGCGTCAGCCAGCACGGGGATGGAGCACTCGAGGAGCAGGCTGGTGGCGTAGCTTATGGCTACCGTGCCGGCTGGAATCGTGAGCGCCTCACGAGTGCACCGGACCGAGGCGTAATACAGCGTCGAGTATCCTGTGAGCGTGCCTGTGACGCCTCCAGAGGTCACGTCCTGCGACGGCATCGTTGGCACGACCGTGGCCAGCGCCTGGCGGTAGGTCTCGCCGTCCTCGTCCTCGACCTCGAGATAGACTCTCACGAGGTCATTGCCGATGTCTGGATAGTCTCTCACAGGGAGCGAGGCCGAGAGCCTGAGCGCCGTGAACTGTGACTCGTCGAGGGTGCCTCCCTCGCCGAAGCACTCGAGGCGCTCGAGTTCGGCGAAGGAGGGATGGTCGACGCGGTAGTAGGTATGGACGTCCTGTCTGGACGCTCCCCACTTCACGACAGCCTCCTCATGTCGATGGAGACGTTGCTGTAGAGCGTGTGTGGTGAGTCGATGGAGACGGTGGCCTGTACCTTGGCCTTGAGGCCTCCAGCAGCTCGCACGTAGGCGGGCCTGTGCCAGCCGTCAGCGAAGGCTCGCAGGGCCTCGCGCTGTGAGGCGAGGATGAGGCCGGAGGCGCTCATGGCCTTGGAGCGCTGGGAGCCGACGATGAGCACGGGATCGGCCGCGCCGGCCCCATACCACAGCTCAGAATCATCCTCGAAGCTCTCGGAGTAGGTCACGTTGTACTTGACGGCCACGCCCTGGCTCCAGTTGGTGCCGAAGTTCAACACGAGCCAGCCGTGGCTCTCGAGCGTGTAGGGCACGTCGGCGCTGCTCGACAGGTTGGTCGACGACAGAGCGACGACGCGATAGATGACCTGCTCGTCCATCGGCGGCAAGTAGTCGACGACGGAGTCGCCGTCGTTCATGCCAGAGGCCAGCAGCGTCGAGACGCCACCGGCCACGCGGTAGACTGCCAGCGAGTCGGTCGCCAGCTCCGAGCCGGTAGCCTGTCCCTCGTGCACGACGATGGAGAGCGACTTGTTGGCGCCCTCGGTGATGGTCGCGCTGGGGAGCGCGGGCGCGTTGTAGTCGACCTCGAGGGAGCGCGTGAGGCTCACCGCGAGGCCTGAGCTGGACGTGACAGCCAGCTCGAGCGTGTAGGCGCTCTGGTTCGCGGGCTGCCAGCTCTCGAGCGTCAGGGTGGTCTCCGTGCCGTAGATGGTCGAGGAGGCCACGATGGCGCTGGATGCGTCCGTGATGGTCACGGTCGCGCGGCTCTGGGCGCGGGCGCCATCCGAGAAGGTCCACGCCACCGCAAGCGGTAGCGCGGTGATGGTGTAGGGGTTGGCGGCCGGTGCCGTGATAGTCACAGCGGGCGCCGTGTAGAGCACGATGGAGCCAGCGCTGGACCACGGGGACGGGTCAGCGTAGAGGCCCCACGTGCGCACCTGCCACAGGACGGCAGCGCCGTCGCTCAGGCCGGACGTGCTCATCTGGTAGACGCTCGAGGTGCTCGACGTCCTGCCGGTCGTGCTCCAAGTGGAGCCTCCGTCCGTTGACGTCTGGACCTCGTAGGCGGTCTGGCTCGAGCCATCCGAGCTATTGAAGCGCCACTCAAGAGCGGCGGCCTGTCCGAGCGCTTTGGCGGCATTGGCGGCCGTCAAGATGGTCGGCGCATACGGAGCAGCGAGCACTGCGATGGAGTTGGACGCGGCGCTCCACGCGCTGGCGAGCGATCCGGCCACGTTGCGCACGCGATAGACGACAGCGGCGGCGGCGGGCGCGGCCGTGTCGGTGTATAGCGTCACGACGCCCTGCGCGCTGCCGATGGTCTCCCACGTGGAGCCTGCATCGGTCGAGCGCTGGACCTCCAAGGAGGTCGCCACGACCGAGCTGTTGGCCATCGTGAGCCTCACGGAGGTCGTCGAGACCTTGGAGGCGGTAGGAGTGCCTGGGGCTGCCGGAGTGGTCACTACAGGGCCAGCGGTGGCGCTGTATGAGCCGGCACCGGTGGCGTTCTGGGCTGCGAGCCGGTAGACGTAGGAGCTATCGGCTGCGACGGAGGTGTCCGTGTAGCCGGTGGCGGTCCCTGCCACTGTCGCGAGCGTGGCCCATGTGCCGCCATTGACGGAGCGCTCGATGATGATCAGCTCGTATGGTGCGGCCTCGGTCGCGTTGTTCGACCACGCGAGCACGACGGCCGCGTCGCTTTGGCGGGTGGCGGTTACTCCAGAGGGAGCGGCCGGTGCCTGCCACGGGCGAGCCGGCACCGTGATAGTCTTGTCGAGCGTCAGGACGCCTGAGCTGGCGCCGTACCAGTTCGAGAAACGCTGGTACAGTCTGACGGTGTGTGTCTGGCCGTAGGTCCTGCTCACAGACCTCGACATGTAGGTGTCGACGGTGTACGGGCCTCGACCTGTGCCGGAGCCGTAATAGTCGGCCGTGCCGGAGCCGCTGTCGATTTCGTCGCCGTCGACGTAGAGCGCCCACGTGAACGGGATGGACGGGTCGCCGTACAGGCCGGAGCTGCTCGCGATGATGTAGGGAGCGAAGCTCCACGAGGTATCCGAGCTGCTCTCATTCCACTCGACCCACGCAGTGATAGCGCCGGAGGTGGTTGTACTTGATGTACTCATGTGCTACCCCATCCTCTCTAGTCGTAGGCGCTTGGCCTCAGCGCGGCGCTCGAAGTCGGCCCAATCTGCCATCTCACGCGCGTCGGCGGCGGTCATCGTGACGGTCCAGTTGTTCGTGGTGCTGCTCATGGAGGCGCCAGCCTGTGCTGCGGCGATTGCGGCTTGTGCGGTGTCCCGCGCCATGTCAACAGCAGGCTCGACAGCCGCGTTCGCGTTGGCCTCGATGCCGAGGCCGATGCCTGCGGGGATCATCTCGCCGATTGTGTCAGCAAACAGGCGCGACGGGCTGCGGATGCCCAGCCAGCTCTTGGCCTGATTCCAAGCGTCGCGGCACGCATTGAGCAGTGCACGTCCTATCTGGCCAGCGCTGCGCACGATGCCGGCGCAGATGCCAGCGACTAGCTGGAGGCCCACCTGTATCATCTCAGGCACCGCCTGGAGCAGCGCGACATTGAGCTGCATGATGAGCGGCGGAATGGCCTCCACGAGCTGCGGGATGGCTTGGATGATGCCCAGCGCGAGCGCTTTGATGAGGTCCAGCGCAGCGTTGATCAAGAGCATCAGGTTATCCGGTCTGGTCAACACGAGCGCGATGTCCGTGACGACCTGCACGATGACGGGGATGAGCGTGGGGATGGCGGCCGTGATGCCGTCGATGAGCTTGGCTATACACTCCATGCCGGCCTGCACGATGTCAGGCAGTGAGGCGACTAGGTCGCCGATAAAGGCCATGAGCTGTGGCATGAGCTGTTCGATGAGCATGGGCGCGGCTTGGAACAGGCCTTGGATGATTTGGAGGACACGCGGGAGGACGTTGCCAGCCACCGCGACGACCGAGGAGACGACGTCGCCCACGAGCGCCTCGATGTCGGCGCCCTCCTGAGCGATGCCCGACATCAGATTGGTCCACGCTGCGTGCATCATCTTTGTCGAACCTTGGATTGTCGTGGAGGCCTCCGTGGCCGTCTTTCCCAGCACTCCGTACTGGTTGGCATAGTGCTCGATGACCGCTATCTTGTCCTCAGAGGTCAGGTCGTCGAGGCTCTGGACCTCCTCGGCGAACAGGCCCGAAGCGTTGGCCGCTTCCAAGAATCCCTCTTGGGTACCCTTGATGCCGATATTGAGGTTGTCGAGGTAGTTGTATGAGCCTTTGAGTGCCCAGTTGATGGCGTTGGCCGCAACACTCGCGTCATAGCCGAACGTGTTGGCCAAGTCGCTCTCCAGAGTGAGCAGGCGATTGGTCTGCTCGATGGCTGCGTTTTCGTCGCCCAAGCTCGACATGACGAGCGGATAGGCGGCCATGAAGCTCTCGTAGTATTCATTCTCGGACATGGTCAGGTCGCGCCATGCCGATTGACCGGTCGACTGGACGCTCTTTATGAGGTCCTCTTGGCCCTTGAATACCGATTCGATACCGCCGAAGAGCTGCTCATAGTCGGCGAAAGCGTCGAGCGATTGCTTGACGCCCAGTCCGACAGCAGCGACGACAGCGGCGGCGATGGCGGCGGCAGCCATCGCGACGCCCTTGGCGAGGCCGGCGCCGAGCTTGCCGCCAGCGGCAACGGCACCGTCCTCGACAGGAAGGTCCTCGACCTGCTTTTTGACGCCCTTGTCGTCGATTTTGGGGATGAGTGTGAGGTAGGCGCTATAGGCGCTTGATGTATCGGCCATGGGCCTCCTCTCTAGTTGGATGTCTTGGTCTTGTACCACTCGACGAACTCGTCGACCGGTACGGCCTCATATTCGACGCGATCGGGTACCTTTTCCCACGGGTACGGGAGGAGCTTGTGAGCGATGATGCTCTCCAGCTCGTGGAGCTTGTGCTCTGTCCACGTCCACGCGAGCGCCGGCTCGTAGGCCGCGAGCGTGGAGCTGCCCATTGGGAGGCACGCAGCGCAGGCGGCCGCGTGGTTGGCCGTGTAGGCCGTCCCCATGTCGTCGATGTTGAGGTTGTAGTAGCGCTGGAGGTCAGCTCGCAGCTCGACAGGATGGTCTCGGAGCATGGCTCCGAGTCTGGCTAGTTTTTTGACTCAGCCTCCGAGGTGGCGCGGGCGGCCGTGTTGATGGCTTGGAGTACGATGCGGGTGCAGATGCCGATGTCAGCACGGCCGTCCCTCGCCTCGAGCTGGTCGAGCACGTCGTCCCAGTTGGCGATGATGCGGCGAGCGAGCCAAGGGAGGCGCATGATGGCGGCCTCCGTGCCGTCGCCCAGTCCTGCATACGCCTCGAGGACGCGCCAGTCGACGCTATTGTCTCGGACCTCGACGTCGAGGCCTTCGATGTTCTCTCTCGTGATGCTCATGTGTCCCTCCTCCACATGTCGCCACTAGACGAAGTACTTGTAGACGTAGTTGCCAGCGCTGTCGGGATAGCACGAGATGGTCAGCTCAGGAGTCATGGCCTCGCCGGCCTTGTAGGTAATCTCGCCCACCTCGGACACGTGGCCATTGGGAATGACGATTCGGAGCAGCTTGCCCAGACGCAGGCGCATGTCGAACACGTAGACCATAGTGGGGGCCTCGGAGCCGTTGAGCGTCACGCTCTGGAGTGCTCCGGCCTCGGTGGCCACGACGTTCTCGGAGCCGACGATGATGGACATGACGTCCGCACTGGTCTCGAGCGGGGTGAGCTGATAAGTGACTTCGGTGGCCGTCTTGAGGTCGAGGACGGGGGCGCCTCCCATCTCCTTGAGGGTCTCATTGGTGTCGTCGACGCTCTCGACGATGCCGTCCTCGGAAACGAAGCCAAGCTCCAGAAACGCGGTCGACAGAGCGGTCGAGGCGTCATTGGGGAGAGCCGTGCCGACAGGCGCGGCGCGGAACACGCCTGACGCCTTCGGGCGGGCGACTTGGATGTTGTCGCTGTTCATGTGTTTCCTCCTTCTGGGAGGCTACCGCCTCCCAAAGAGCTCTAGTAGTTGGTATTTGGCCTCGATGGCGCGGCCCTGCTTGGTCGTGGGCCGGACGACGCCGACGGCCGTATATTTGAGGACCTTGGCGTGGCCCTTGTAGGGCTGGAGCCTTGGCGGCGTCTTGGCCACGCGTGCGGCAGCCCATGAAACGCGCTGTGCCGTGTCAACAGCGGCCTCAGCTAGGCCGCGCTGCATCTCTGGCGATTTCATGAGCGCCTCGATGCCTCGCCGGTTCGGCTTGAGGCCGTAGATGGTCGACTTAGACATAGCGCGTTGCTCTCTTCGAGTAGATGATGCCGGCACCGCTGTCGATTGCACGCTCGAGCATGGACAGCTCCGAGGCGTACAGGCGCAGCGAGCCGGCTGGCGTCATCTCAGTCCATGCGGCGGGCTGGGTCATCTCCTCCGGTCCGAACCCGAGCGCGTCGCCGTGGGCCTCCATCGCCCTGCGTACCATGTTGCAAGAGACAATCTTGAACACGGCCGGAGCGCTGGAGGCGTCGGGCGCGTCGAGGAGCGCCGCGTCGATGATGGACGCAGCGTCATCGAGGAGCGTGCCAGCGATGAGCTGCTCGGAGTCGGACAGAGGACGCCACCGTGCCGCAAGGTCTGAGGCAGTGGCGTATGCAGTCATGGCTCGGCCTAGGCGGTGATGCTGGCCACGATGAAGCGGTTCGCGAACATCGGGAAGGCCTTGATTCCGACCCATGCGTGGGTGGCGATGGCGCCGTTGCTCATGGCCTCGCGGTGGGCGACAGCGATGACGCCATCGTCCTCGAGGTACATGTCGAACTCGGCGACGCCTCGCAGGTCAGCGGTCGCGATGATGATGTTCTCGGCAGCGGTGGCCCAGATCTTGTCGTCGGGGACGTTGACGTCGAGAATGAGGGTCGCGATGCCCATGAAGTTGGACAGATAGGTCAGGCCAAAAGCGGTCTGTACGGTCACGTTAGCGGTCGCAAGATAATCGGACGCAGTCTTGTAATTGGCAAAGAACACAGGCGTGCAGCGCTCGTTGTCGCAGGCGGTGCCGAGTTCGGCCCAAGCGGCGGCTGCGGCCTGTTGGAAGTTCTCGCCGAGTGCGGAGCCAGTGGCACCGGCGGAGATGGAGGTCATGATGCCGGCGACAGTGGACTTCTGGATGTCCTTGAGAAGCGCGTCGTCGTTGCGCAGGATGGCCTCGTCGCGGCCGTATTGCATGACGTCCTCCACGGGGGTCAGGACACTCCATCGGTTGAACGTCAGAGGCTGGAGGGTGCCGGTGTCAGCGTAGGAGCTGGGGGTCACAGCGGCGCCGGGGGTCGTCTGGGCGGCTTGGAAAGTACCGGCGATAGCGTGGGAGCGGATGGTCTGGCCAGGGACGAGGCGGCGCCAGTCGGAGGCGGAGAACAGCTCACGGAGCTTGTCGAGGTTGCGCTCGAACTTGCCGACGAAGTCGTAGTCGGCCACGACAGAGATGCCGGCATGGTTGGTGGTAGTTGCCATTTTTCAGTCCTTTCTAATTGGTGTATGCCCCAAGGTTTGCCTCGATTGCCGCGATGCGCTTGCGCGGATCGCGTATCTCGGCTATCTCGGAGCGGGTCATGGATGGAGTCCGGACAGGTCCGGCCGTGGCGCCTTGAGGCGTCGTCGGGTACAAGGAGACGGAGGCCTTGACAGCCTCAGCGGCCGATTTCAGAGCTTCTGCGTCGTCGCCCTTGAGGTTGGCGACCACAGCAGCAGGCAGGCCGGTCTCACTGGCCACCTGAGCGACAGCAGCGTCGCGTGCGGCCTTGGCCTCGTAGCCTGCGAGCTTGTCTGCGGCCTCCTTGTTGGCGGCCTCCAGCTCAGCGATGCGGGCGTCGAGCGCGGCCTTGTCCTCTGCGTAGCGCTTCGCCTGCTTGTCGATGCGGGCTTTGACGTATGCGTCGTGTTCCTCGTCGGTCCACATCTTTCCCTTCGGCTGCTCAGGCTCCGCCTGCTGGCCTTGGGTGTTCTCCTCGGACATGTCGTCCTCCTCTCTGCTCACGCTGTCCAGCGCGAGCCTCGGCTCGAGCTGTCCGGCTCGAGCGGGTAACAAAAAGCCCACAGGCATCCACCTGTGGGCCAGCACAGAGCGCGATGCTCTGGTCGTGCTGCTAGGTTGTGGTGTATGGGCGGCGGCCGTTGGCTATCCACTCCTGCTCGGTCATGCCGTACTTGAGATATGAGCGGGCGCCGGCGCCAGTGACGCCTCGATACGTGCCGCGCACGATGGTCTCACCGCTGTCGATGCGCTCTTGGCGCTTCTTGGCCTTGGCCTTCTCGGCCGCCTCCTCGAGGTGTCGGCGGTCTGCCTCTGCTTGCTTCTTGACGCGCTCCGAGCGCTGGGCGCTCGACAGTGCGTCCCAGTCGAGTCCCTCTCGCTGTGCCTGCGCTCGTGCGCTCTTGGTCGCGGCCTCATCGGTCGCCTCTCGCCACCTATCATAGATGGCTCGCGGGTCGTATCCCTCGATGGTCGACCACGACGGGACGATGCGACAATCGCAGCTCGCGTGATAGTGGCCGTCCTCGCCGGCTGTCGCGGGCGTCCTGTAGACATAGCCGCGGCTCGCCAGCATGAGGCAAAACGTACATGTCTCAGTCCCAGACGGGACGCGTGCGTAGCGCGGGCGCCTCGTGTCCTGAGAGCCGGCCTCGATGACCGCGTTGGCGGCGGCCTTCTTTATCTCGTAGTCGAGGCGCTCGACGAGCATGTCGAGGCGTGCAGCGTCGTCGCTGTACTTGTACAGGATGCCTCTGGCAGCGTCCTCGGTCGCCTCCTCCACGTAGAGCGGATTGGGAACTGGCTGGAGCGCCTCGCCCAGCTCAGCGCGGCGGCAGTCGTCATAGAAACGCGTCGAGAGCACCGCGATTTGATTGGCGTAGCTCTTGGCGTAGGTCGTCATCACTCGGACGACTCCGTCGACTGCTTTGTCTGGGTCGGATAGGTCCATGCGCTCCAGTCTCTTGCGTAGCTTGGCCTTTCCGGCTGCGCTCGCGTTGTTGATTGTCACGGTGAACCCATCAATCAAAGAGCGCGGGATCATGCCTCACTCCCACCAAGAAGGGAGGCGTTGAGCTGGGCCATGGCCATGGCGGCATCTTTCTCTGCCATGATGCGCTGGACCTGCTCGTCCGAGTAGCCGAGCTGCTCCCAGTAGATGCTAGTCTCAGGCAGCCACGGCACGATGCTCGCCTGCTTGACCATGGCGTCGGTGGCGCTCGCCAGCGATGGCATGACAGGGCTGCGCCACTGGAGGTAGATGGCCCGCTCGTATGGCTCGAGGCTCCCGTAGGCCTTATTGGAGGCCACAGCGTAGGCCATGATTAGCAGCTCACGCAGGGCCTCGCCGTTGCCTTGGTTCAATGCCTCGGCCTCGAGGATGATGTCGTCAGAGCTGGCCCTGAGCGCGTCGCTGGAGGTGTAGCCGTTCCCAGGTACGCCAAACGCGGCGACAGGCAGGCTGGTCTCTGCCGCCATCCGATTAGCCAGATGCTCCATGTATGAGATGTGCGGCTCCATCGAGAGCTGCGAGAGCTGACCGAACTGTGGCGTCTCTCCCTCGGAATTGGGACCAAGCGCGAGCACTTGGTCGAGGTAGAGCGAGAATCGAGACTCCCCCAGCTCCTTTTGGGTCGCACCGAGGATGTACTTCTGCGGCGCCGCGGCGGTCTCAGCCGTCAAAGCCGCACGGAGCACCGAGCGGCCCATCTCATCGACGATGGCCATGACGGCCTCGGTGATGCGGGCACGTCCGAAGATGCGGTCGTCGGTGTCGGGCTTGTAGCACATGGCGACCATCGGCGGGCGGCCCATGGAGTGCGGCTTGGAGTCGGTGACGTACCACTGGCCAGAGCGTCCATCGCCCACATACGACAGCTCGATTTCCTTCTCATCGGTCAGGAGGTAGAGCTTGGAGGCCTCCGTCTCGCGTCCGTTGCTCCGAAGTGGTGCAGAGCCGATGATGAGGCCGGCCTTGAGCCGCTTCTCATCGAAGTCGTAGACGGCACTGGCACGCTCGGCGCTGTAGTAGGTCAGATTGACGCCGGAGGCCTTCTTGGGGTCAGCGTGCACGGCCCAGAACCCAACGCCATGGACTAGCTCCGAGGTCTTGGCTCGGTTGTAGTAGCCTGTGAGGTCATTGTCGCGGGCGATGAGTTCCACGGCCGCGAGGACCTGCTCGTCGAGAGCAGAGACGCCATCGAGGACCGACCTGTTGGCCAGCATGTCGACGGCCTTGGCGGCCCAGCCCACTTGATGGCGGATGTCGCGCTCGAAGTCACGCGGGACCGCTAGGCCCAGGTTGCGGATGCGTTGCTTGTCTCGGTAGTAGACGACGCGCTCGCGGTTGTGGTCGAGGTGCTCGCGCCACGTGCTGTAGGCCTCCTCGAGGAGCACGCGCTCCTCGTCAGTAAGCCCAGCGGCGTCCGAAGGTTTCGGTTTGCTCATCGCACACGCTCCTCTCTGGATCGCGTTTGGTTGTCATGGCCGACCGGTAGGCCAGAGCGACGGCCTCGATGATGGCCGCGTCTGCCTCCTCGGTCGACTCGAAGCCCCACCCACCACGCGCTCCGATGCGGCGCTTGGTGCAGGTTGTGGCTGCTATGTCGAGCGGCTTCTGGCCGCTTGATAGGTGCGTTACCGCGTGGTCGACGACCGCGTCGACCAGAGCGGCATACGCGCCGGCTGCCTCTAGAGCAGCCGGTCGCTGGATGACGCGCTTGGGTACGCCCAGCTCTCTCAGGCGGTCGATGAGCGCCTGAGCGTTCCCGACGCCATCCACGACTATCTGGGCGGCCTTGGAGGAGCGCTCTGCGAGCCATCGCGCGGCCTCGCCGGTGCCGCTGGAGGTCGCCATGTAGTCGACAAGCTCGACATGTGGCGGTCGTCCGTCTCGAGGCTTGAGGCAGACAGCAAGCGCGAGGCGGCTGCCATCGCCTGAGAACTTGGCCGCATAGACCAACAGGCCGCTCTCTGGCGCCTCGTCTGCGTCGATTGCGGTGTCTGCCCATGCAGCGGCAGGGATGACCGTCTCTGCCGCTTCTGTTGCCTCTGACCACCAACCCAGCCGCATCAATGCGAACGTGTCGGCGTCCATCGTATCCATCTCGGTTTGGATGGCCGTGCGCATGAGCCGGACGTCGAGCGCCGGATTGACCGCTGCGACGCGGTCCCAGTCTGTCGTGTCGCCCACCTCGGGGACGGACCACTCCACCCAGCTCACGCGCTCGCCGTCTCCGTGGAGCGCCGAGCGGCGGGTCTTGCGGAACACACCTCCATCCTTGCCGGCCTGCGGAGGCGTGCCTATCAGGATGGTCTGGGGGTTGCCAAGAGGGCCGGCTGAGATGGTCGGCTGGAGTGCTGCCATCTGCTCCTGTGTCAGCTCCTGCGCCTCGTCGGCGAAGAAGCAGTCGAACGTGAAGCCCAGCGACGCGGTGCGCGAGCGGGCGGAAAAAGCGATGCGGCCGCCTGTGTGCCACTCTCCAGCGTCGTCCTGCCAGTCTCGGAGCTTTATGACTTCCTGTCCGTTGGTGCGCCGGATGTATTCGGTTTGGGCCGCGAGGTCGGGGTATCCGGTGGCGGGGTCAAAGTCGCCAGCCAGCTCCTCGAACGTCTTTCGATACGTCTTGACCTCGTGGGCCGTGTAGAGGATTGCCTCGCCCAGCACGGCCGCGCCGAAGTAGGCGCGGGCCTTTAGCAGGACGGTCTTTCCATTCTGGCGCGGGACGGACAGGCCGCACGTCGGCGCTGAGTAGTGGCCGGCGCGGTCGACCGCAAGCCAGCCGTCGAGGACGTGGCGCTGCCAGTCGTCGAGGACGACGCCATGGTCGGCCATGAAGTCAGCAGCGAGCGGCCCCAGTGTGTCAGCTCGCGCCGGTTGGATGTCAATGCGCGGATCACTTGGCACGACTCACCGCCTGCCTCGCTTTGTCCAGACTCGAGCGCCGGCCCTGCTTGGCTCTGCTCTTGTCGAGCACCGCGATCTTGGCAGTCAGCTCCTGCATCTGCTTGGACAGAGCGGCGATGTCGCGGCCGCTCTCGCAAGTCGACAGCTCCTTGGCCACAAGGCGGCGCGTCGCGGTCAGAATCTCGTACTCGTCGCCCGACTCGATAGCCTCGGGCAGGCTCATAGGCTCGCCCATCGTCGTCTCCTTCCTGTGGATTTGGCTTCGGGGGTAGGAAGGCCAT